TCGTTGTGCAGGGACTGCGAGATCGAGCCGAAGATGATGGTGGCGTTGAACAAGAAGGAAGTGCGAGCGATGGTGAAGGAGCGGAGCATCGCGAAGGACACCCCGGATCAGGCGACGATGCGGGAAAAGATGCTGAAGATTTTTGAGTTCGATATTCCCTTGGGTGTACTGGGCGAAGTGCCCTGGTCGGAGGTCCAATGAACCACCCGACCAGGGCGATGGGGCTAGAGGTTGATGTCGATAGGAGCCATCTTTCGGATGTGTTCCAGCTCTTCTTCTCTAAGCGGTTCCTGCTCTCCTCGCAGGAGGACCAGCTCCTCTCCCCATCGTTTGATGGCGTGGTGGACATGCACAAGATTCGCATCATTGATATCGATGTCGATCTCCTTCATTCGCGTACACATACTTTTCCATGCATCCCACTCGAGTTGCATTTGCCCGCTCATGATCGATTCGAGTACATCCATCGGTGTTCTCCTTTTCTCAGAGCCTTGATTGACTCTGTAACGCAGCGTAGCACAATCCTCACGTTTGTCAAATCGGTGTTTTTACTGGGTACACCGCAACGAGTAGGAGTTGTCGCATGAGCGCACCTATTTTTGCAGAGGGCATCATCAAGCGGGAGCGCTTCCGTCGAACTCGGATGGACAAGGACGAGCGCCAAGAGATCATCGAGCGGGTACTCAAGTTTGCCACGGACGACATTGACGCCCGCGTCGAAGACAAAGACCGACGCCTGCAGCGCTACGCGAAGTACCGGCAGTGGACTGAAAATAGAGATGGCCCCTGGGAGGGCTCGTCTGACATCGCGCTTTCCGACATCACTGAGGCGGTGCTCAACCTGGAGGACACGCTCACCAACGCGATTCTCTCGAATCGACCGGTGGTTACTTCGAATGCGCTGAAGAAAGAGCACAACGACCGGCAGTCGAAGATCGATCAGGTACTCGACAGCCAGTTCTTTGTTGAGCAGGAAGGCGAGAAGACCATCGAGGAGCTGGCTGAACTGTTCCTGGTAGATGGCGTCTTCACCGCCTACATCCCGTGGATACGAGAGAACCGCCCCGTCACCGACCTCCGCATCTTCGATGCCGTCCCGAACGAGGCTTCCCCGATGCAGCATTTTCAGCAACTCGTCGAGCAGGAGTTCCCTGGCGAGATGGTCTTCCCGGCGGGCGAGAAGGATGGCTGGGACTTCCGCGTAGAACTCAAAGACACCATGCTGCCGGATCCGCAGATCAGTTTCTATACCCGGAAGGAAGACAAGAAAACCGAGATGCTGATTAAAAAGCATACGGAGGTCTTCAACGGGCCTCGGGTGCTGGTGAAAGACTACGACGATGTGCTCACGCCGCCGCGGGTGGCAAACCTCCAGCCCCCCAGCCCGAAGAATCCAGGTGGGTCGCCTCACGTCATCATCGTCGACCAACCCACGGTGGGAGAGATCGAAGCGCTGAAGCGGGAGGGTTTTTACGACCTCGCGAACTCCGATCCCGAGGAAGACGAACTCGGGTTGCGCTCGCGTGACGACAGCCGGGAAGAGTCGAAGAAGCAAAAAGACGAAATGGCGGGTACGAGTGAGAGTGGTTACACGACCGAGGATACGCAGCACAAGACGCTGACCCGGTACATCTGCTACGACGTTTACGATCTCGATGGGGATGGGATCGCGGAAGACGTGATCTTCTGGGTGCTGCTGGAGGACAAGATTCTCCTGAAGGCGATGCCACTCACGGAACTCTTCCCCTCCGACCCGCCCCGACGCCCGTTTGCGGAGGCGTCGTTCCTCCCTGTGAAGGGCCGTCGAGAAGGGATCAGCCTGCCGGAGTTGATGGAGGGCTGGCACGATTTTCTGAAGGAGACGATCGATACAGGGATGGACGGGGGCACGCTGGCGAACACGCCCTACTTCTTCTACCGCGCTTCGAGCACCTTGAAGCCCGAAATCATCCGGCCCTGGCCTGGAGATGGCATCCCGCTCTCCGACCCCCAGCGCGACGTTCACTTCCCATCGATCCCGTTTGACGGCTCGTTTGCCCTGAATGCGGTGGCGATGGGGCGGCAATTTGAAGAGCGGCTCACGCTCGAGGGCGACCTCCAGTCGGGCCGGGTGCCGCAGGGGAAGTCCTCGGCGTTGCGGACGGTGGGGGGCATCAACACGATTCTCGCGCAGGGTGAGGCGCGACCGGAGCGCATCCTGCGCCGCTTCTTTATGGGCTTCGGCGAGATCTACAAACAGATGCACGAACTCAATCAGCACCTGTTCCCGGAGGAGAAGCAGATCAGGGTGCTGGGTATTGTGGAGCCCGGTGAGAATCCTTACCCGATAATTGTTCGCAAGAGTGACCTCGCAGGTGGCCGGTTCGTGTTCGACTTCCGTGCGAGCGTCCTGAACTCGAGTAAGCAGGCGCAGCAGCAGGGGCTCAACCAGATGCTCACGATGCTCATCAACCCGCTGATGATTCAGCTGGGAATCGTCGGGCCGGAAGAAATTTTCCGTATGGTGCGCGACGCGGCGAAGACGGCGGGTGTCAATCCCGATCGCTACCTGAAGGAACCGACACCGGGTGCGGGTCGACCGAGGATTACCGCGAATCAGGCTATCTCGGTGATTCTCGATCACGCGCTACCCGATGGCGTTCCCGCAGAACCCAGTGCGCAGGACCATCTTGACCAGCTGCAGGCCTTCATGCAAGACAAGGAAAGCCAGTTTGGTCTGCTCGATCAGTCGCAACTCGGCATCTTCCGAACGTGGCTGATGCAGATCATGCAGCTTGCGGTGCAGGAGCAGGGCCAGGAGCAGATTGCGCAGCTCACCGAAGGATTCCAGCAGCAGTTCGGCGCGCAGGGAGGTGGTGGCAACGGTGCCGCGACGCCTGTAGATCAGGGGCAGCCGCCAGTGAATCAAAATGAACTGCTCGATGAGTCCCTGCCCGGCAATGGGAGGCCTGCCTGATGGCACAACCTGATCGGGACGAAGACTGGAAACCACGGGTCGAAGCGCTTTCACAGAAAAATGTCAGAAAACAGGCATCGGATCTGCGTGCGCTACAGCGTGCGGCACTCTCTTCGACCCAGATTACAGGTGACGAGCACTGGGATCTGATGCTCTCTGTGGTGCAACATCGGATTGAAGATCTGGAAGGAAAGCTCGAAGTTGCACTCAACCGGCAAAGAAATTCAGATGATTTTACGGAAAGCGTATTGATCAACGACAAGCTCGCGGTGCGCTTGATCGGTCATGAAATCGAAGCGCTCCAGTGGGTGAGTGGGCTACCTCAAATTCTTTTGGAGAATGGTGATCGCGCAAAGGAACTACTCGGAACCATTGACGAATCCTCTGATTGAAGTTCGCTGCCCTGCTTGTGGTAGGTACCTGATGAAGTGGGTCCCGAACGTGCAGACATGGATTGAGATCAAGTGTCGCCGCTGCAAAGCGTTTGTGGAACTGCGTCACGGATCGATTGCGTTTGTAGAAAGAAAGGTTGACAGGCTTGTAGCGGCTGTGTAACGGTTTATAGGGAAACGTGTAAAGGCTTTTCGTTTGCGCCATTGAGCGCTCGAAGCCCGCCACTTGGCGGGCTTTTTGTTTTTTGAGGTAGTGCATGCTCGTAATACCTACCCCCGAAGAAGCCGCTGCGGCAGAAGCTGCTGATGCAGCAGCCGCGGCAGAGGCAGAAGCAGGTACCGAGGTTGGTAGCGAAGAGGTCGCAGAGGCAGAAGCCGCTGCGGCTGTAGACGACACCCAGGCACAACTCACCGTAGAGCGCGAGCAGCGCATCCGGTTGGAAGAGCGGCTCGCGGCCTCGCAGGCAGCGCCTCCCGAGGCTGCGCCAGCACCTCCCGTTGTACTTACTCGTGCTCAACTGCGTGCCGCGGTGGATGCAGGCACGATCGATGAAGACGGTATGGAGCAAGTCTGGGCGGATCAGAATCGCGCGCAGACGCGTCGGGAAATAGGTGAGGACCAGGATAGGCGTGACGCTGAGCGAACCTCGTCAAATTTCATCGAGAGCGAAACCGCGCAGTACCTCTCAGGTCGCCCTGACATTCGAACTCAGGGCAGCTCTGACTGGACCAAGCTCAAAACCGAGTACGACTACCTGATTCGGACGGGTTCCAAGGACAGCAAGGAGACGGAACTCAACGCCATGCGCGCCGCGTTTGGTCCTGCCGAGCGGATCGCAGAACACACCTCAACGCTCCGGCAGACGACGGGTGAGACGTCTACTTCCTCGAGTGGCAGTGGTGGTGGCGACAAATCCAGCGACATTCTGATGAAGGTTCCGAAAAGCATCCGAGCGCACTATCGGCAGATGGTGGATGACGGCCTGAAGACGCTCGATGAAGTGAAGCGGGAACTCCCCTACATGAGGCAGCAGTAGTGGCGGCTCCCCAGATTTATATCCCCGGCCAAGCTGAAGTGCCGCGTTTTCCGCGCGAGCATCCTGGCCGGAAGTCCCGGACGACGGCAGCGGGCTGGGTGCTCGACTACCTCGTGCCGAGGAATCAAACTGTTTTGCTCTGCCAGGGCTGCAACCACGGCTTCGATGGCCGGAAGGTGAACTACGTCTCGCTCGTTCAGCGGTTCGGGTACACGCGAGGGACGTGCGACGGGTGCAAGAAGATTTGGCAGAACTGCTTCATGTGGGTATCAGAATCTCTACTCGGGACGAAATCTGGTCAGTGCTGGGATCCTGGGTTGCTTTAAGGGGGGTACGAAATGGAAGCGATGGGAACAATCGGTGGCGGCGCAATCGTTGTGAAGAAGTATCAGGCGGGAACGACCATCTCGACTGCGGGGATCCCGCTTATTGGTTCGCTTACGTCGGCTACAGATTACGCTTCTGTGGAACCGATGACGACCTCTACGGCGCTCGTGAATGGCAACGTGGGCATCGGTCTCGACACGACCGGGACCATTACGCAAACGACGACGGCTGACAGCAACGACCTCCTGATCAGTGTCGCTGTGAATCCTGATCTGATCATTCGTTGCAAGATGAACAACGGGGCGACCGAAGACACGGCGCTGACGCTCTACCCGACCTCTGCGGCGGATGCCACAGGCGTGACGACAACGGGTACAACCTCGCTCGATCAGGGTGTTCAGTGGGGATACGATGGTGCGAACAAGGGCCATTATCGTCGGATGAATGATGCTGCGGGCAGTACGGCGATCAACTTCGCGAATGCTGTTGCGCAAGGGGATAATTTCCTCTTCGCGAATGGGTACCCGGCTTGCTTGGTGGCGGCATCGTTGTCCAACGGCCCGAATTTGACTACCGCGTTGACGCAGGGTGACGCCTCGACGGCGTGCCCTGGTGACAACGACACGTTCATCGTGTTCGACATGCAGCTCGGAACCGAGGATGATGACGGAGCGAACAACAGTTTCTGGCACTTCGTCGCGAATCAGCACGTCTTTGGCTCCACGATGAATACTGCGTAGGAGAAGTGAAGTCGTCAGCGGAGATGAGGCGCTGGCGTTGAAATGGATTGACAAGGGGGGTTTCACATGGCCGTTCCGCACACAAGTACCAATTTTGGGGATGTTCTGGATCCGACCTTTTCTCGGATTTTCGATGAGGAGTACGACCAGCTCCCTGACATGGTTCCGGGGTTGTATACGATCGTGCCCACCGGGCCGAGAAGCGACTCCACGAAGTGGAGTTCCGTGGGAACGCTCCCGGATCTGACCCAGTTCACGGGAACCATCGGCTACCAGAGCCAGAGCCAGGGGTACGACACTACGGCGACGCATCTGGAGTGGGCCAGTGGTACCCAGGTAGAGCGGAAGCTCTTCGACGACGGTCAGCACCAGATCATGAACCAGAAGCCTGCGGCGTTGGCGATGGCGTCCAACAGGACGCGCCAGAAGCATGCGGTGCAGCCCTTCTCTGGGGCGTTCTCGTCTGGCAACTCGTTCTACGTGAACTCGGAGGGCGTGGCGATGTGCAGTGACTCGCACACGACCACTTCGGGGGCCTCGACGTCGACTGGCTTCGATAACCTCAGCACTGCATCGCTCACCGCAGCGGCAGTCTCTGCCTTGCGGACGCAGATGCGGGGGTTCCGAGACGATCAGGCGGGGCGCATTTCGGTGATGCCGGATGAGTTGCTCGTACCGCCCGATCTCGAGGACAAGGCGCTCGAGATCATCGGGTCGGACAAGGACCCGGAGTCCGCGAACAACGCCATCAACCCGCAGCGGTCGCGTTTCAGTCTCACTGACTGGAACTACCTCCCGGACACCAACAATTGGTGGATCATGGACAGCGGCCTGCGACGCAAGAGCCTCTTCTGGATCGATCGGGTCACGAAGGAGTTCGGGCGTGCCGAGGACTTCGACACGTTCATCGCGAAGTTCCGTGTTTACCAGCGGTACAGCTTCGCCTGGGTCGACTGGCGCTTCGTTGCAGGGGCGCAGGTTTCGTAGCCGTGGCGGCGAAGAAGAAAGCCCCGGCCAAGAAGAAGGTTGCGGCCAAGAAGAAGGTCGTGCCTATCAAGAAGGCTCCGGCCAAGAAGGCTCCTGAGAAGGAGCCCGAGGTGGTGTCCGCGCCAGTCAGTCCGACACCATACGGCGCGCGGCAGCTTCGACACATGGCACGTATGAGGTAGGTGATGGCCGACAATTCTGCATCTCATGGGACGATGGCTGCGCCGAAGGGTGGGTCGACCAAGGTCGACCGGAAGTCCATCCCGACGAAGCCTGAGAAGACGGCCAACTGGCCCGCGAACCCCGGACCCAAGGGGAAGGATCGCGGGCTGGGATTGCCGAAGGTTCAGCAGGGGATGCTGGAAGATTACTGATGGGTAAGTTGAGGTTCGAATCCTCAAGGCGGCTACGGGCGTCCCTGGATAGAGGTGAGCGATGGGTTTGACCGCATTTCCGAATGGCGTCTCGAGTTTTGGCATGCCGCAGTTGGGTGTGGGTGAAGAGACTGCTACGACGGGCAACGTCTTCTTCGTGGACTCGGGCAGCGGTACTGGGGCTGACAACGCGAGCGCCGGGAAGAATCCTGCCGTTCCGTTCCTGACCATCGACTATGCGATTGGTCAATGCACCGCGAACAACGGTGACATCATTTTCGTGATGCCCGGCCACGCCGAGACAGTCGCGGCTACGGACATCGCCATGGATGTGGCTGGTGTCTGGGTGCGCGGGTTGGGTTGGGGTGCTGATCGGCCAACGATCACCTACTCGGCCACGGGTTCCACCATTGCCATGTCCGCAGCCAGTTGCCGGATCAGTAATCTTCGGTTGGTTCCTGGGATCGCTGACGTGGTGGCAGCTGTCACGATGACCGGCGACGACCTGATTGTTGAGGGCTGTGAGACGGTAGAGGCCGCGGTATTCGAGTTCACGTACTTCTGTTCTCTCGGCGTGACTACTGCTGGTAGTGATCGGAGCATCATTCGAAACAACGTCTTCAAGTCTCTGGCGGCTGCTGGAACGACTTCTGGGATCCTGCTGACGGGATCCAACGACGTCCAGATCGTTGGAAACTACATCAATGGTCACTTCGGTGGTCATGCGATTGACAACGTGACAGCTGGGACGGTGGATGAGTGCATTAACATCCTGATCGCTGGAAACTTCATTCGCAACGCGTCGGCCACTGGTGGTGACAGTGTGATCACGATGGATGCGAACGCGACAGGGTTGCTGATCAGCAACATGATGACTGGTGGGCTGGCGCTGGATGCCAATATCGTTGGCGGAAACGTCAGGTCGGTCAACAACTGGATGTCGGATGCCGACGACTCTCGAGCCGTGGCAATTCCGGTTACAAGCTCTGCGTAATGGGGGTGATTGGTGCAAAGGAAGCTCGCAGTTGGGTTCCCTTGGGATTCACCCTTCATGTTCACGACGTTTGTGGATGGGGCTCTGAATGTTGAGGCACCCGTAGATACACAGGTACGGTGGTTCCGCGGGAAGGGCTGGTGTAGCTCGCGCCGACACATCCATATCTGTGAGCAGGCGATCGAATGGGGTGCGGACCTGATCTGTATCCTGGGGCCTGACCAGTCTTTCCCGGATGACCTTCTCGCCCGCCTTGTCGCTCGCATTGACGAGGGATGTGACGCGATTTCTGCCCTAGTGCCCTTCCGCGGGAAAGTGCCAGGAGGAGCCCCGTTCCAGCGTTCTGCGTGGCGAAAGCGGGGTGATGAGTTTGAGATGATCGACCCGCATGTTGCGCCGCTTCAGCGGATCGACGTGATCGGTTCCGGGTGCCTCTTGTTCAAGGCTGACGTTCTGGAGAAGTTGCCCGAGCCCTGGTTCACTGAAGAAATCGACCCTATCACTTTCCAGCGGGTGGCGAACCAGGACTCGCGGTTTGTCTGGAGGTTGGGCGAGGAGGCGGGCGTCAAGCTTTCCGTGGATACCACGATTGACATAAAGCATTCGCACGTCTTCGAAATCGATGAAACTTTCAGCGAGCGGTTCGCTGATTGGAATGTCGCGTAGGAGTAAAAATGGGCTACCTGAGACCGAACCAAGTAGACGAAATCGAGAATGAGAAGAGCGTCATCGAGCGGACGCTTCAGCATCCGCGGGTGGAAGACCGGGCGAACATGCAAGCTCACGTTCGCAGGATCGATGAGCAACTCGAAAAGCAGGCTCCGCCTGACTTGACTGGTGAGCAGCGCGATGAGCGGACTCGTGAGTGCCGCGAGATCGAAGGGCGGCTCGCTCCTCTCATGCCCTCTCATGAGCAGATGCGCCGCAACCCCCCTGGCGTCGTGGGCCAGCACAAACGCTACGACAAGGCGTCGAAGAGCCGGAAGTATTTCAAGGAAGGCGACATCTTCCGCTGGAAGGACAATCAGCTGGCCCTGCACAAGGGTGACGACGACCCCGATATCGCGAACTTCGAGCGGATGCGCCCGGTTCACAACCACGGGTCGATGCTTGGTGCGCAGATAGAGGGGAAGACGTTTCATGGCCTGAATCCGTCCCCGCAGTTTCTCGCGGAGTACGACCGCATCTTCGGCACCAACGTCAATGGGGAAACCAGCGCAGGTGCCCCAGCCGCAGAGGTCGAGGATGAGACGATCGTCGATCCCCCCGTGAAGCGGGCGCGCAAGAAGGCTACCAGCAAGAAGAACGGTGCCGCGAAGCGCACTCGAGCGCCGAACAAGAAGGCTCCGGTGCAGACTGCGCTGGCGTGTGGAAAGATGATGGGTCCGAGCGGGCGTCATTTTCATGTTGCGAAATGCGAAACCTGCCAGGAAGCAGCAAAGGAGTAGTCGATGGCGAATCCGGCAGACCTCACTTTTCAGGACAATTTCGAGACGGGTGATGCTACGGGCTGGTCTGGTGGCGAGACGGACGCTCAGAGTCAACTCGATATTGTTCATTATTCGACCCTGGCAGGCATTCCTGGTATGCCGATGCCGTACAGCGGCGGGGCGTATTGTGCGCGGTGGGTGCTTTCGGGTGGCACGAACGATGCGATTCTCACCGAAGCGGATATCGACATCAACACCGCGGTGACCACCTGGGCGAAGTTCAACGTCTGGATCTCTCCGCGGAGTCGTTTGCTTTCGGAATTGATTATGTGAACTCAACCGACTCGCTCGTCTGGGCTATCGGGACGCATGCGACTGTGGCGACGCCCAGTACGGACTCGACGCGCCAAGTGAAGCTCGGTGTGTGGCACACGATTGAACTCAAGATGCACGTCGTGACGGGCGGCGCGACTGGGGACATCACTTTGTACGTGACCGAGGCAGGACAGGAGCCGTCCGAGACGGCGACCGCGACGCTGGGAAGTATCCAGAACGCGGCAGTTACGGAAGGTCTCCTTGGCGTCCAGGACCACAAGGCGACGACGAAATGCACCATCTTGATGGATGACTTCCAGTACAGCGGTACTGCAGCGGCGAGTGGCACGCGAATCTACCCGACCAAAAATCGGTTCTCCACGACGCGGCAGTTCGTTCGCACCAGCCTCACCAAGACCGGAGGTGCCTTCCACGCCTTTGTGGGTCAAGGCACGGTGAAGAACATCACCTGGAATACAGGCGGCACGGTGGATGGTTTGCTCAATGTCTACGACACCGATACCGCGCAGAACCATGCGGGCAACCGGAAGACTGGAGCGCAGCAGGCGGTGGCGTCTGAAACCATTGACTTGGCGAGCGTTCCGTTTGAGGTCATTCGGGGTTGCTACATTGAAACGGACTCTGCTGCTGCAGAAAACCAAGAAGTGATCGTTGAGATTGCCCGTGCATCGAACTGGTTCTCGGATGGAAACATGAGGCGCTTTGCACACAAGAGGAACTTGGCCCGATGAGACGGCTACCTGTTCTTGACTCGCGTGAGCTTGGTGAGGTCAATGCTTTCCTGGATGGGCTGAAGGACCCGTCCTACAAGACGCGTTTGGCCGAACTTGAGAAGATGAAGAAGGAGATCAATGCCCTTATCTTGGTACATGGGAAGGTCAACCAGATCGAAAATCTCCTGCTGAAGCAGACGCAGTTGACGGAGGGTGCAGACAAGCTCGCAGTCGAGGTGGCTGCTGATCGCACCTCCGCCTCCGCAGAGATCAAGGCGGCGAAGGCGGCATCGGTGAAGGGGATTGATTCGCGCGAGGCGGCTTCGGTGGCTCGAATTTCCGATCGCGAGCATGCGTTGGTGGATGGCGAGAAAGCGCTCGACGATCGCAGCAAGGTGCTTGAAGAGGCGAACACTGATCTCCTGTCACGCGAGAGCGATCTCGCGCTCGACATGATGAAGGCTAAGGAAATCCGCACGACGTACACGGAGGCGGTAGCGTCACTCAACGCGGCGATTGAGAACGTGCAGAAGGCACTATGAATGAGTACAGCAACACAACTCACCGACTTCTCCGATCTCTACACGGATCTGCAAAACAGATCTCGCGAAGAGACGGGTGTCTCCGCCACTGAGAATCAAGCCAAGCGCTACATCAATATCGCGCTGCACGACATGCACATCGGTCGGGCGGAGATCTTCCCCTGGTCTGAGCGCAGCGCCGTCCTGCTCACCCAGCCGCAGTACACCACCGGGACCATCACCACCACCAAGGGCTCCACCTCGGTTACGGGCGGGTCCACTCTGTGGAATACCGCGAACGATTTTGGAAACAACAACATGCAGGTGGGTGGGAAGATTACGGTTGCGGGGTCGTTGGACGTTTACGAGATCAGCGCGGTGGGCAGCGATACAGGAGCGACCCTGACCGGGAAGTTCGTTGACTCAGACGTGACGGCGGGTACCTATGCCTACTTCGAAGACGAGTACGCGTTGGCGAGTGACTTCCTACGCCCGATTGATCAGCAGAATTTCTCTGACTCGATTCCGATCGAGTTGATCAGCCGCTCGGATTTCCGGCGCAGGTTCCCCACCAATGGTGTGCCGGGAATCCCGAAGTTGGGCACGATCATCGACAAGAGCTTCTCGGGGAGCACTACCCCGGTGCGCAAGATCCGCTTCCACTCGCCGCCCATCGAAGCGATCAACATCCCCTACTCCTACGCGACCAGCAACCTCGCGGTGAGTTCGGCGGGTACCGAGAAGACGCAGCTGGTTGCGGATGCGGATGAGCCGATCGTTCCCTTGCGCTACCGCCACGCGATTGTCTTCCACGCCCTCTATCACTGGTACCGGGACAAGAAGAACGACCAGCGGTCGAAGGAGGCGAAGGGGGAGTACGAGCAGGTGATGTCGCGTATCGCCAACGACACGGAGATTGGAGGCAAGCATGCCTCGATCCGTCCCCGCCGTGGTGCCTACGTGCATCGTGCGAAGCGTCCCTGGCGTGGTGGCAGCAGGCGCTTCGACACGGGCGGCGAGTTCGACCGGATGGAAATATGACCACTCGGAACCTGCAGGCGCGGCTGCTGTTCGAAGGGGGTTGGGCAACTGACTTCGGTCCCACGGCCCACGTTTCGGTGGGCCAGGACGGCACCGTGCGGGTGCCCTTCCTGGTGGATGTGGAGAACGCGGTCTACGACCTCGATGGTGGCCCTCGCAAGATTGGCGGCACGGAGCGCATCCATGCCACGGCTCTGAACAGCGGTGCGAAGATCCGCGGTTTGGTGGATTTCTGGGCGCTAGGTACCGGAGCGTCTCCCGAGCAGCACCGCGTGGTGCATGTGGGTGATGAGCTGATGAAGGACGATGGGGACGGGGTGTTCACGAGCATCCGCCCGTCTGCGCGGAATACCACCGCGGTTGTTTCCTACGCCATTTACGACGATGACCTGATCATCATGAGCGATGCGTCCGGCGAAGTTCCGCTGCGTTGGGATGGCGCTGCGGGAACTGCCTCAACGCTAGGGACCAACACCCCGGACTGTGCGTTCGGGGTGACGCACAAAAACCGCTTCTGGATGGCGGGTGACCTCACGAAGAAGTCCAGACTCTATTACTCAGAGCCGCTGCCCAACGGAGCCAACGGCGACTGGGATCAGGTAGAGGCGGGCTTCATCGATGTCGACCCGGATGACGGTGACGAGATTCGCGGCATCATTTCCCACAAGAAGACCATGTGGGTTTTCAAGGGGCCGCACTTCGGTTCGATCCATACGATTTCAGGGGACACGCCGCTGGGTGGGGTGACGACATTTGGGTCTGCGACGCAGCCGGTGCCGTTTAAGTTGGATATCTTCGTGCGTGGTCTCGGGGCTGCGGGGCACAATTCAATCTTCCGCTTCCAGGATGACATCGGCTTCATTGATGCGAAGACCGGCAGCATCCGGTCATTGAACGCGACCGCGAAGTTTGGTGATTTTCGCGAGGCGTCGTTGTCGTTTCCGATCAACAACTTCCTTCGTGATCGAGTCAACAAGTCGAGGCTCAAGGGTGCCTGGGCAGTGCAGGACGTTTCGCGGGGAACCGTCGAGATTACGCTTCCTATTGATGCGAGCACGACGAACAACACGGTGCTCTCGCTCGACCATCGTTTCGACCCGCCGCGCATGTCGACCAAGCCTTCGATTGTAGCGGAGTGCTTGGCCCCCGTGATTGACTCAGTCAACAACAACCTTGCGTCGGTTTTTATTGGGGATACATCAGGGTTTGTGCGTAGGATGAATGTTCCGAACAAGAGCATCGATGGGACGACTAGCATCGGTTACAAGGTGACATTGCCTTACCTGGACTTTGGCAATCCTGTGGCGCTGAAGACGTTCGCGCGTGGCAGTGTTGGGATTTCGCCAAAAGGAAATTACAACGCAACCTTTGGCTGGTCGCGAGACAACCGCGCACGTCAGTCGAGGACGTTCAGTCAGGGTGGCGGTGACGTACTGGCTGGGACTGCTCCTGGCAAATTTATTGAGATTATTAGTGACAATTCTCCTCTTGTTACCTTCAAGTTGGGGATTGGTTCGCATAGTTTTTCGGTTGGAGATAAAGTTGCAGTATCTAATACTACGCCAGATTACAATGGAGTCTACATTGTGCAGGCGGTAGATACTTCGACAACAATTGATGTCACAGCAACCTTCATAGGGGGTCTAACTGGTGCAACTACTGGCGCGGTTACCTCGTCCACCACGGCGAACTTCTTCGCGCTGGGAACCTCCACGCTGGGAGGTGGTCGGTTCGTAGACCGCTTCTTCTCGTTGGAAGAGGGTGGTGAGTTCCGCTCGATTCAGTTCGATGTGAGACAAGAGGGGATCAACGAGGACATCGAGATGCACAGTATCTTCGGTGAGTTTGAAATAGGCGCGGATTCTACGGAGAATGGCTAATGGCGGTTTCGGTATTCAAGACATTCGTTGCAGGTGAGATCCTCACTGCTAGCGATTTGAATTCGAGTTTCCTCAAGGTTTTTGATAACGGCGAGGCGCTAGGGTGGCCCGCTACGACGGGAAAGGACTTCGCTGGGAACACCCTGACGTTGGATGCAGGAGATGGCACCACACTCAAAGCGAGTACCGACAACCTCATTGATATTGGGCTCGCAGGTACTCTCTTGTGGCAGTTCGATGGGACAGTGGCTTCTCCAGTGAACGGAATAAAATTCACTGCTGCTGCAGCTGCCTCTGAGCCAGCCCTTACGGCGTTCGGATCTGACACGGACATCAGTATCAATCTCGTTCCGAAGGGTGCTGGCTTGGTGACTTCGGCGGGGACTGAAATCTTGCTGGCTGGATCGGCGCAGGCAATCTTGTCTGCTCAAGTTTTTTCTTGAGGTAGAAGATGGCAACTTTTGTAAGAATTGCTCTTTCCGGCTCAACCAACGGTGAGCCGATTCCGATTACAGCTACCAGCACCGCGACCCAGACTATCCATACTGCGCACGCAACTGACCAGGACGAGATCTACCTCTGGGCGAGTAACGTCCATGCGAGTGCTGCGGGGAACCTGACGATCGAGATTGATGCAGCCACGTCGGCTGGGCAGAAGTTTACTTTCTTCTCAGTACCCGCGAACACTGGATTGGTTTGCGTTCTGCCGGGAGCGACGACGCTGACGGGGTCGAAGCTCTGTACCATCTTCGCTGATGCGAGCGGGAAGTTCGTGATCACTGGGTGGGTCAATAGGATTACCGCGTAATGGGTTCAGTGCGACCGAAGCTTCTCGACACGATGGGCGATCTGGCGTACCGGCTTCGGAACGCCACCGAGACACGTCTGCCTCGGAACTACTTCGCTGGTCTCCAGACGACGATTGAGGACACAGACGATGTGAATATCGCTGCTGGGGAATGCCGCGACTCGTCCAACTCGGTCAATATCGTCCTTACCGGAGATCTTGCCAAGAAGATCGACACCACCTGGGCTGTGGGTAACGATCAAGGTGGGCTCAACGCTACGAACTTCGCGGCTGACGGTGACGGCACCTTGCCCAACATAACCTACCACCTCTTCTTGATCAAGCACGGGGATGGCACTGTGGATGCTGGGTTCGACAAGTCGACAACGGCAACGAACCTGCTTTCAGACACGGGGTATACGTGGTACAGGCGAGTGGGGAGCTACCCGACGGATGCAACGGCAGGACCCAACGCTAATATGTACGACTTTTTCCAGGTGGGAAACCAGTTCATGTACCGGACGATCCCTGCTGACAGTGCCTTTACTTCCGAGGCGGAAGACACCGCGAGGACAGTCACCCTCCTTGGCGCACCAACTGGGTTCAAGTTTCTGCTCAACATCAATGCTGAGATCGATGACGACAACGAGGGGTTCCTTTACATCTCCTCGTTGGATCAAGTAAACCAGAACGCAGGTGAAGCTGGCGAGCCTCTGGCACAAGTACACTGCGTTGCGAGTGAAACAGGGATGGCGCAAGTTCTTGTTCGCTCTAACGTCAGCGGTCAATTCCGGGTGACTGCGGTCGGACAGGGTGTTGGAGGAGATGTCAACGCTATCCGTTTCTGCTTGCAGGGCTGGTTTGACGACCTGGGACAATACGACTGATGTCGCGACCTGACGTAAAGACACGACTGGCGCAGGACAGCGAGAAGGAGATCGTTGCTTCCCTAGTGTCTGAAATCTTCCAGATGGGGGACTGGGAACTCCCGTTCGAAAGCGTCTTCCCGTACTGGCTGGTGGCGGAGATCGCAGGAGAGATTGTGGGCACCATCAACATGCGCCTGTCGATGCCTATCTCCAGTGTGGAGATGCTCGCGATTGATTCCAGGTTGGGGCCGCGCGAGCGTGGCTCGGTAGCGTCGATATTGACAGACTCCGCAATGGCAATCTGTGCAGCGCACGGTGCAGAAGCTGTCTCTTCGATGATCCCCGACAGCATGGAGTCCTATTTGAAGGTCGCCCAGCGCCGTGGATACGTGGTGGGGAACCACGGTAGTATCATCTTTGGGAGAACGCGATGACGGGTTCATCATCGGAAAGTGGCGTTAAGGTAGTCAAGTTTGACGACGAGTTTCGTCGAATCCAGGAGATTTCCACCGCGATTCTGGGTGAGGCCTTCGGGGCTACACTCGACCAGCGGCAGTTTCAGTCGGCACTCTTCTCCCTGCTCGAGCCTGAATTCGATCGGATCGTTAAGGAAGGGAACTTCGCTGACCAGCTCGGGACGACCGAGGCGCGGCAGAGTTTTCTACGCAACACGATCGATCGGAACACCAAGCTCAGCGAGCAGGCCTCAGAACTGTCTGCCCGCCTGACCGAATCGGTAGGGAATCTCGGCACGCTCACAGACTCCGACCATGAGCTGATCTCCTCGGCCATCACCAACGCGCGCACGGTGGGCATGAAACAGATCGATGATTTCGTGTCCGGGAACTTCCTCTCTACCAACGAGGTTGCGGCGGCGCGTGGTCTCTCTCCGACCGATGCCCCTGTGGGTAACATCCGAGGCCGCATCGCGGAAGAGGCCATCTCCCAGAAGGGCCTGCTCGAGAGCCAGCTCGCCACGCAGCAGGCGGAGCTGTCACTGAACCTGCCTATGCAACGCACCGCGCTGGAGGCGCAGATTTTTGGTCAAGTTGGTGGGCTCTCGCAATCAGCGGACGCTTTCCAGGCAGCACTGGCGCAGAACGCCGAGGCCAACCGGCTGAACCTCGTAAGCACCACGGCGCAGTCAGGGCTGGGGCTCACCGGTCTGGCGAACACGGCACCGGGGACGCTGGCGGGATCGCGGCCTGCATTTGGGAGTACGTCTTCCGCGGCATCGGGTGGTATCTCGACCCGAATGCTCAAGACCAGCGAGCGCGAGGTCAATTCCGCCGAGGTTCTCGCACGGCTGCAGACGTTGCCGATCAAGGCCTGGGAATATCTGTGGGACAAGGGCGAGGATGCGTTCCAGGTGGGGCCGTATGCAGAAGACTTCCAGGAGGCGTTTGGTGGCGACTCCTACCGGATCAGCTTCATTCACGCACTAGGTGTCTCGATGGTGGCCCTCCAGGAGCTTGCAGGACGCATGGATCGGCTCGAGAAGGACCTCCAGGATAGGGGGCTCCTCGAAAGTTCAGTACAAGAGAGGCCTGCAGCATGATGATTGGAGTCGACGAGGCGCTGCAAGTAGTTGATGTTCTTCGGGATTTCCAGTATTGCTGGTTCTGGTTCGCTGGCGTCGGCAGTGGTGCTGCTGCTGGCGGTGCTGCTGCTGGCGGTGCTGCTGCTGGCGGTGCTGCTGCTGGCGGTGCTGCTGCTGCTGGCGGTGCTGCCGCGGGTGGCGCTGGTGCTGCCGCGGGTGGCGCTGGTGCTGCCGCGGGTGGCGCTGGTGCTGCCGCTGCTGCGACTCCTGCCGCCGCCGCTCCAGCTGCGGGTGGGGCTGGGGCTGGGGCAGGGGCGGCGGGTGGGGCTGGGGCTGGGGGTGGTGGCGCACCCGGAGCGGCTCCGACACCTCCGTCCATGACCCCGCCACCTCCTGCACCGACAGCAGCAGCGCCGCCGCCAGGAGTATCGAGCGAGGTGAGTTCTGGAGCCGCGGGTGGTGGCGCAGACCTCGGAATGCAGAGTGGTGGCACCGTTTCTACCCAGACTCCGACTCCGCCAGCAGTGATAGAGTTGCTCAAGCCAGAGGCGGGAGGTCCCGCGCAGGTGTCGACCCAACCCACTGTGGATTTCGGAGCCAATGTTTCCACGCCTTCGGGGCCTGCCAACATCAGGCCACCTTCTTTCCCTGGGAAGAACACCGCGGCGGAATTTGCGGAGCGCTTCCCGGCAGATAAGCCGGGATTGCTAGATCGACTGAACGAGGGTCTCTCGAAGGTCGGTGACCTTTTGGGCACGGAAGAAAAGAAGGGTGACTCCGAAGGTCTCAAGCTTTTGAAGAACATCCGGCGGCTGGGGGCGAAAAATCCGCCAAAAGAAGCTGATAGCCCTCCGGCAGGTCGGCGCTCGGGAGAGCAGGGTGTCGCTTCTCTAGGTGCAGCTACGCCCCGGTCTTTTACCCAGGCAGAGACGACAGGGTTTGGTGGTGGAGCAAGCCTGGGGCTCGCTGACTTTGAACAGGATCGACAGCGAGGCCTTACGCAGCTGGCCGCAGACTTGCGGCTGAGTGGGAGACGTTTTGGCTAACGAGCAGCAACGAAGCGTAGAAGGTCTTCGGAAAGAAGACCTCCTGCTCAACCCTCCTCTGGGGCCTGCGGCTGCCGTTCCAGGCTTGCCTAGCGACCCCGTGCCTCAGGCCAACTACACCGATCTTGTTTTGAAGGGACTCAATATTGGTGATGATCCAGATCAAGTTAGCTTCGAAGCTATCAAAGAAGCAGGTGGTCTTGGTGAGATTTTTGGCGAAGAGCGCTTCAAGACGCCTGGAGTCCGCGAGGTTAATGCCGTCCTAGAGTCTTTGCTCGGGAAGACCAACAACATTCAGCGTGCAAAACCCGATGTTGAGGAGTTGAGCAGCTGGCAAAAAGGCTTGCTCTTCGTTTCAGACATTTCCGCAGCAGTAGAAGGCCGGATGATGCCCTCTTTACAACTCCGGGATTCGCTGAAGCGTTCGATTACTTTGCAGGATCAACATAATCAAGAAGAGTTTCTCAAGGGAACTGAAGCGCTTGTCAAGTATAGCGAGGCACTCAGTCAACTTCCTATCGAACAACGTATGCGTTTTGCGATTCAACAATCGGCTAGATTGCGCCGCGACTTTGGTGAGGGTTTTGGTGCAAACTTGATCTCACTGGCAGCAGAACCAACGAAGGCGGATGCCCTAGAGGCATTCTTGGGAAATGTAAGGGAAGGTGGTCTATTTGAAGATGGTTCAGCGGATATCCTAACCAAGTACGCGGCATATCTTACTGGTTCTGGAGATGTAGACGAAGCGCAATTGGTCATACGAGAATACCTGATTGGAGGTAAGGGCAACCAAGGTGCATTGGAAATGGATGCACTGTACCACGCGCCTGCTTTGCTCGAAGGCAAGCTCGACGGTTTCACGGCGGAACTTCGTGAACTCGGTGGCGACGAAGCGAGGCTTGCAGAAAAAATGATGACCGGAGAGCAGGTTTCCCCCAGTGAAATCATTAACGCCAACGAGAAGATAGCCCTGAACAGTGAATTCAAACTCGGCAATGCTGTAGTCCGAACATTGCGGGTAGACCCCGGACGCTTCGCTGCTGTACTGCCTGGGATGGTAAATGCCGAGCAGCAAGTTGAAGAGCAGAAAGCGATTAACGATAGTGAGAGGTCACTGCCAGTAGACTTCATTGGTGGTCCTAAGAGCGCCAAGCCGGGTGACATCATAACCGCTCCGGGATTGGGCCAAAAAGCCGCTTGGGCGCAGGCTAATGGTTACAACACACTAGCCGGATCGATGGACAAGCTCTCTGGCCTCGGCGGCGGGATGACTGACGCCAATATGATTCGCTTGGGCGCTGACTTCGAGAAGGAATCGAAGAGCTACGGAACTCTCAAGGCAGCTTTCAAGGTTGTTCGAGAGGCTCTTGCACACGACAACCCTGTTGGTAATCTGGCAGCGATCTTCAAGTTCATGAAGACGCTCGATGAAATCTCCGTGGTCCGTGAAGGCGAACAGAAACAAGCAGCGGGCGCACGTTCCAGATTGGATGCCTTGAAAACATGGGTTAGCCGAAACATATCTGGTGAAACGCTAACGGATACGCAGAAGGAACAATTCCTAGAAGTTGCTATGGGCATCTATGGTGAAGCCGTATACGAGCAATCCCTAAGGGTGAATCGTTGGGTGGGAAGACTAGACGGTCTGGGGGTTGATCGCGACCGACACGGTGGGATCATCGTGGATTTCATCGGCGAAGATCGATCATTGTTTGAGGCTGCACCGCAAGGTGTTATCGAAGAGCCGCAAGGTGCCCTCGACAGGTTTCAAATAAACTGATGGGGAGTCTAGGATGGCAGTGAGTCGTGGGAAACTCGGACTTGCAAAGTCCGTCTTTCTTGATGAAATCAGGAAGCGCGAAAAGTCTCAACAAATTCCCTCACTGGCATCCACGCAGACGGTGACGTTGGGCAGTGAGGAGACGTTCAATGCCCTCATCAAGGATCCGAACGCCTTGGAAGAGCTTCAGCGCTCCGTAGCGCTTGCGAAGGATGAAGATAGCAAGCAAGAAGCAATACGTGCGTTTGGGTCGGCCAACGAGGGACGCTCCACGAAGGATCTTTTCGATATCAAGAAGACTGCCAAGGGAGCAGCGGAAGCGTTGACTTCGCCAACTGGGAAGTTTGTCACCCGCACCATTGGGGAGACGGCTGGTGGGTTGATCGCGACAGGTGGGAACCCTATCGGTGCCGTGCAACCTCTTACACGGGCTCTTGGGCGAAACTTCCTCCTACGTTCTGGCGAGCGCATCGGTCGTGGTATTGCAAGAGCCGCACCCAATATGTGGAGAGTCGGACTGGGAGAGGGCGTGACTTCTCTTCTGATGGAAGGCATTGACCCCACCCTTAATCCCGAGAGTGGTGAGTTCGATCTTGGCTTAGCATTGAAACGCGCTGCGATTACAGGCACAACTGGTGCTCTCGCGGAGAGCTTGGTTCCCGGCGTAAACGATGGGATTGAATTTCTACGCAAGGGTGGATTCAAACTGGTTGATGAGGCCGCGGAACCTGTGGTTGACAGGATTCTGGAGGAAGGAGCGGCAGCAGCTCCGGGATTTTTTGCAAAAAGCCGCATGCTCCAATTGATGGACAATATCGCGGCAGGTTCCTTCTTTGGTTTTGGGCAGGGGAAGAGGGTCAAGCGTAGAGGTATGGAGATCTACAAC